CATATAGCCGTCACCGTCACGCAAGCCACTTAGATGCACGTCGTCTTGATAGGCGTCCAAATCGCCGCCGTGCCACCACTCATTTGCCATGTCGGCCGTGCGCTGGTCGGCCGCATCGAATCCGTCAACGCTAAGACGTTCAGCCACGGTATCAACTACCAACTGGCACACGTTGGCAAGCGAGCGTATCTGTTGCGTCGTGATGTTAAGCCGCGCCTCCTGTCGCCGGGTCAATATGATGTCATGCGCCCCGTCGTAAAAGTCGCGATACATGCCGACGCGCTCGCGGTCGATAAGGTCGCTATTGGCTATCCACTTCTCGAATGCTTCTGTCGCCAAATTAGGCATAAGCCACTACTCCCGTACCCCGGCCGCGGCTATGCGGTCGATAGTGCGCTAACATGACCGCCTCACCCACGTCAGGCGAGCGGCCGATTCTTTTTTTGATACCGTCTTTGTCCTCAATCTGAATGACGCCCCCGGCCAGAACTTTGTAACGCGCCGCGCATAGGTCGGCCACTAACTCGTTACCGGGCGGCAAGGCCAGATTGTCGCCGCCGTCCGGGTCAAGCGCCTCGCGAAAGCGCCAGTACATTTCAGCCCTGAGATTTTTCATCCTGAATAGCGGCATGGGCGGCACGGTCTTACTCATGGCCGCGTAGGTGCTACCTTCCGACACGTTGACCGCCTGAGCAATGCCTGGATACATGGCGGTTAGACTGTCATAAGGTGATGACCCAACGCCGATCACGTCGATATTGATAGCGCCTATGTGGGCCTCATTCGCCAATTCGCGCTGAACAATCCCGGCGGCCGTCGGCCCGTCGCCCACGTCAACCCCCGGCACTTTCACCGGATCGGCAAACCATTGTGCATATCGCTTGACAATGACAAGGTTATCGCGCCCGCCCCTTGCTACGTCAACGCCAACCCCGGCCAGCGGGCGATTCGGCTTTTCCATTTCAAGCCAGCGCGATTGTGCCGCCTTAACCCATGCCGTCGGGATACACTGCCACGGATCGGCTTGCGATTTGGCCGCAAAATTGCCATAGAGCAATTGCGACCGTAGCGGCTCCGGTAACGATTGCAACATGCTCCTATAGTTCGTGTCGGCCAGATGCGGATTATCTTCCAGCCGGGCCGGGATGAAGGTGCGCGAGCGCGGCTGTATCGTTTCCCCGTCATGGTCGAATGGCGAGCCGTCGTCACATTCGATTTCTTTACCGTCAACCGTCGCATACCAGCGCAATTCACCGGGCGCGGCCGGATTAGGGTGCGTGAAATGTTGCGGGAACAGGTACGCAAACCACGGTCGGAAGTAGTCGATAACCCACGAGCCGCCGTCATCCGTCGGCGGGTTGAAAGTCAACACGACGCGGCAACGCTGATTAGCGTCCGTAGTCCGGTTCCATGCCGTGATAAATTCGACCTGCGACCGGGCAAACTCCGTCGCCTCATCAAACCCGTAGAAGTCACGCGGCCGCCCGCGCTGCTTCTCCTTGTCGCGTTCCAACTGGCACGCCTCAAACTCAATCATGCGGCCGTCGGCCAATGACCAGCGGTGCAACGTTTCGTTATAGCTATCGCGGCTGTGATCAACGCCGGATGCGTTCAATAGCGCCCGGCTTTCCTCGATAACGCCGCGCAGGTTGGGGTAGACGCGCCGGAAGATGACGCTCCGCTTGTGCCGTGTCGCCGCTAGTCCCAAGAGTAATGCCGACTTTCCGCCCCCGGCCGCGCCGCCATAGCCAAGGATATCGGCCTCGCTTTCGTAGGCCAGCCGTTGCGGGTTGGGGCGGCCGTCGGGGTGATCGGGGTTTGGTTTCCAGATAATGCGCGATTGCCGCCCGGCCAATAGCGCCGCCGTCCGGTTTTCCGGCCGCAGCTTTCGTGCTACCCGCCGCCGGGCGTCCTGTTCAATCGTTGCGGTTTGCATCGGTTACAATTCCGGCCCGCGTAAAGAACTCTTTCGCGAGGTCAGGATAAGCCGCTTCCACGTCATCGGGCATTAATTCACCACGGCGCAACAATTCGACAATCTCGTCTTGCCACGGTATTACATGGATCACCTTCGGCGCGTCCAGCCCCAGCAGCCGGGATAGCGCCGCCCAGATTGCTAGTTTCTCCTTGATGGTCTTAGCCTCATCCAACATCAGGTAGTGCGCCGCAATCGCCCTTGATAGGTGTTCGGCCCGCTCAGGCGCGGCCGTTTCGCGTACCCGCTCCCATGCGTCATCAAGGTAGCGATAGGCCATCGCCTGCTTGATACCGAATACTTTTATACTATTTTCTACTATGCGCGGCGTCGTCCACCCGCGCATAATCAGGCGGTACACCGCCTCGACGCGCTGCTCGACGGTTAAGCGGTCGGCTTTAGTCGCCATGCTCTACCCTGTCTAGTATCTCGCGCCGGATATGCCGGGCGATGGCTTCCATGAATAGCGGCGGGACGGAGTTGCCGATGCGCTCCTGAAAGTCGCGCCGCCCGCCGTTGAATCCGTAGCCGTCAGGATATGACGCTATACGTTTAAATTCTGACAGGGCCAACATGCGGCACTCGGTAGGATGATATAACCCCCCATTACCTTCGCTCTTTACGATTGTGTAACCGGCCCGGTTCATGTCTAGTTTTTTAGTCGCCCCCAACTTACCCAGCGTCGTGCCCGGCCGGGTGTTGCGCCAATATTCAGAATAAAGAGGTGTCAAGCCCAGGCCGGTTACATCAACGGACAAACTGTCCCAAGCCTCCCTAACCGTCACCGGCTTACTCTCCGCTTTCGGATGCGTCGGCGCTATCCCCAGGTCATCCCGCACGCCAATAAATATCATCCGTTCCCGGCTTTGCGGCACATGGAAGTACATCGCGTTTAATAGCCGCGCCGATACCTGATAGCCGCTGGCCTTTAGTTCCTTCAGGATTTCGACGAAGACAAGTTTCATCTTGCCCTTGACCATTCCTGACACGTTCTCCATTACGAACACTTTAGGCCGCAAGCCTCGGAGCAGCCGCACGTATTCCCTGAATAGCTGATTGCGCGGGTCGTCTATGATGCGCTTGCCCGCCGTACTGAATCCCTGACATGGCGGCGATCCGTCGAGTATGTCCAGTTCGCCCGGCCTTAATCCCGTTCGCTGTAATACGTCCTCTACGGTTATCTTGGCAATGTCTCCGTGATAGATGTCTAGCTCAGGATAATTAGCCCTCAGGGTTGCCACGGCGTTGTCATCCCACTCAACGGCCAGCAGGTCACGGTATCCCGCCATCATATAGCCGGTCAAGCTGCCGCCGCCGCCCGCAAAGGTGCTGATAACGGTCGGCGCGTCCGGTTCTCTGGGCGCGATGGCCTTCTGCCACATGGCGTCAAGGTGCGCGGGATAGTCAATCATTTAGGCCACTTATGCCCGCACTCTGGACACTCGTTATATTCAACGTCATCGGCCGCGCTTTCGTCGTATTCCTTCCAATCGACTTCCGGCGCCACAATCCCGGCATCAACGGCAAGTTGACTTAGCATCGCCTGTACCGCCGCCTCTCCGCTGTTGACGCTACTCAGCAGCGCGTCGAGCGCCCCGGCGTCGGCCGTCGCCATTGCCGCGAGTGGATCGTGGGTACTGAGTATGTAATCTGCCTCAGCGTCGTCAACGTCCAAGATGAGCACCGGCCACTGTTGCGGCGCGGCGTCCTTCCTGAGATGGCCGTCGATGACGACAAGCGCCCCGCCCTGCCGCGCCGAGCGATAGGCCAGCAGTGCACCGGCTATGCCGACTTCCTTAAGCACGCCGCGAAGTGCTTCAGTTTGAGCCGCGCCGTGTGACCGCCAGTTACCCGTGTGACTGGTTAAGTCGCCGCTGTTGATATACTCTAAGCCTAGTATCCGGTTACGGTAATCTGTCATAACAATCCTATCGCGCCGCAGTCTACCACGACGCCTACCCCTGTGTAAAGCGGCTAGTCTACCGGCGCAGCGTCCAGTTCCAGCCGTCGCGCCCGCTTGCGGTAAGAGCCTTCCGAGATGCCCACCAACACGCACGCGGTGGCTATCGGTAGCCCATCGCTCTTGACGTGCTGCCAGACGAGCAGCGTCTTATCGTTGAACTCCTTGTCTT